TATCTCTCACTTTTGAATATCCAAGAACTCCTGCGAGAGCAGCTGCACCTACTTTTAAAGTCCCAGCCATACAGGGAGCACAAGCGGCGACCATCATTTAATATATGTTATATTAAAATAATTTTGTAAAATTATATATGAAGATCTACAAAATAAATTAAAATAAATTAAAAAATAATTTTGTAGAATTATATATATTATAATGGGTAATTCACATAGTAATGAAATTAGTGAAGAATATACAAAATATATAGAAGAACAAAAAAAAATAATTGAATCGCAGCAAACGCAAATAGATAAACTTACAAAATTAAATACAAGACCTTCCAATATGTCAAAACCAATAGAACCCCCTGCAAAAAAACAATTGACAAATGATGAAAAAATAGAAATTATTTTAAATATATTTGGAATTAATAAAAATTATGATGAAAATACATTAAAAAAATCATATCTTAAATTAGCTTTAAAGTATCATCCGGATAAAGGAGGTGATGAAGATAGTTTTAAAAAAATAACCCAAGCATATAAATTCTTACTTAAAAAATTAAGTGAAAAAGATAGTCTCAAGAGTCATATTGATCTAAAAACAGAAAATGAAGAATTCACAAGAAACCAAATGTCAGATAATAGGCAAAATATTAATTTAACTGAAAAATTCGATAATAATATTTTCAATAAAATATACGAAGAAAATAGACAAGAAAACAACTTTGATATTGGATATACTAATTGGATGAAAGAAAATCCCATTGAAAGCGATAAAATAGAAAGAGGAAATATTAGTAAAAATAATTTTCATCAAAAATTTCAAGAACATAAGAAAAAACAAATTAAAAATGAAATAATACGTTATGAAGAACCACAAGTTTCTATTTCATTTAGAGGTAAAGATAGTTTAGTTACATTGGGTGATGGAAAAATAAATGATTTTAGTGGACAAAGTCCAACTGGTTTACAATATAGAGATTATAGAGATGCATTTCAGAATAGTCATTTAATAGATATATCCGAGGTAGATATTTCTAGAAGAAGTAAAACAATAAGACAAGCTAATATTGAAAGAAAAAATATAGATTATCAAATGTCTCCCGAAGATTTAGAAAAACAAAAGAAAATTCAATTATTGGAGGAAAAAAAAGAACAAGAACGGCTCAGGCGTTTACAAAAAAATGATCAATCAGCATTTAATATATATGATGCTATTCATCAAAGGATGATTGGTAGATGATTTATTCTTTATGATTTCCACCTCTATTTATAAGGTAGTCTTCTTGATCGCTTGTTAAACAAACGCATCCATTATTTGAAAAAAATGGCGAATCTTCACAACACGAAATAGATGTTTTATTTGTCTCTAACATATTCATCCGTTTAGGTGTATTTTCATTACCATCAACAGTGGGTCCATTTTTTAATTTGGAGTTATCTGGTTTTTTTATTTCTAAAGGTAATGTAGTTCCTAAGAAAGTATTTACATCATTCCCATCACTCAATGTATTCATATTTTCTTTTTGAAGGTGGTTTAAACATAAACCATCATACATACCCATAGGGGTTGTAGTTTTATATTCCGCATAATGTCTTACTTTTCTTGTTTTTAAATTATCTAAATTATTTTCATTTTCGCTTTCACTTTCATTTTCTTCAAATGCTATGTTGTTCCATTTATTATTTTCTATTTCTATATCTATTATTTTTTCTTTTATTGTTGTTATATATTCTTCCTTATCCATTTCATTTATTTTTTTTTCTAAATCCATTACTCTTTTCTTTAATTTTCTCATTTCATCCATTCGGGTTTTTTCAACTAAATCTTTTGGAATTTTAATATTACCCAAAGTAAAATTTATAAAATTGGGTATATTTATATTAGGGGAAACCATTGAACCACCTATATTACTGAATGAAAAATTAGGATCTATTTCTAAATAAAGATTAAAAAGTTGTGATATTTTATCACTATTATTTCTAACATTATTTATATCCTGAAGCTCTACTTCTAATTCTTTAATAGTTTCTAGTAATTTTGCGTATTTATCATTATTAATTATTCTCAAAGAACCCGATATATCTTCTCCATTCCCATCACTTCCTCCATTCCCATCACTTCCTCCATTCCCATCACTTCCTCCATTCCCATCACTTCCTCCATTCCCATCACTTCCTCCATTCCCATCACTTCCTCCATTCCCATCACTTCCTCCATCGACAACACTCGCATTAGTAATAGTAGGGGTATTTTGACTTTCTATATTATCATTTCCTTCTATAATGTCCAATGTAAATTCGCCATTTTTATTATTGTATATTATGTATATAAATATAGCAGTTATTACAAGTAAAAGTGGGATATTTTCTTTAAAATCATATGAATACAGTATGTAGACATATAAAATTATAATGAATATGTTCATATATTTTTTAAGTATATGTGTTAACATCAATATAATATATTTAATATAATTATTTAAAACATTATATTAAATTATAATTATACGATGGATTGTGTTGACCTTAAAGATGAATGGATACTTTGGTATCATTCTATTAATGAAAGTAATTGGAACAAGCAATCATACAAAGAATTATTAAAGATAAAAGATTTATATCAAGTTCATCTTATATTTGATATTTTTAAACAGAATCATTATCAAAATGGAATGTTTTTTCTTATGAAAAATGATATTTTCCCAAATTGGGAAGATCCAAGTAATCGTTTAGGTGGTTGTTTGTCTTTTAAAATATCTTCTAAAAATGTAATTGATGAATGGAAAAATATAGTTTTAAATTGTGTTTTAGAAGGATTATTTGAAAATGATAATGATAAGATAAATGGTTTATCAATATCTCCAAAAAAAGAATTTAATATTATAAAAATATGGTTTTCTGAAACAATTGATTATAAAAAATTATATATAGAAAATGATAATTCAGAATTAAAACTTGAAAACACAATATATAAAGCTCATATTGTTGATAATTAATCATTATTTGTATTTGGTGCTAAACATAATTTAATATTTCCAAGAGATGCTACTGCATATTTTATAATTAATGGATAATCATTTTTTATATAAATATTAATCTGATTACATAGATTTGTACATTTTGTGAAAAGACTTAAATATTTTAGAGAAAATTCACCTTGAATAGGTAATGATTCTGGTGATGTTTGATTAAATTTTAATCCATTATTTGTTTCACCGAGAGTTGTTTCTTGTGAAGCAAAATCTCCGGAACAATTTAAAATAAGTTGTGATCCTATACTCTTAATTTCAATATTTTCTCCGATATTTACCATATCTCTTATTATTTTTTGAAAATCACCAGAAGGTAATGATAATTCTGTTTCAAATTCAGCAGGGGGGATGCTTATATTATTATCTTCAATATCTAAAAGATTTAATTTATAGATTGTTTGTGAATTCTTTTCACTATTATTAATCTTAATACCAAGTTTATTTTCATTTTCGTTTTCAACAAACAATGTCAATGTTTCTGAATTACCCATTGTTTTAATAAGCTTAAAAAAGTTTGACATATGGAGACCGATAGATATTTTTTTAGGACAATGGAAAAATTCAAAATTATCAGAATCCAACTTCATATGAATTAAAATTGTATGGGTTGAGTCCATCGCCATAAGTTTAATACCAGATTCATCAAAAATGAAATTGCCTTCTGTTAAAATTTCCTTTAAAGCCTCAACTAAAATACGAAAAGCACCTGCCTGTTCGGTTGTAAGTTTTAACTTGTAATTTTGGAGTTCTTCTTTATCCAACATTTTTATTAGTTATAATATAAATCTTTAAATATTTAATACAACAAGATTTTACGCATAATTTTATATAATAATATTTTATAATGACTTTTTCAGAAAATGTTTCAGGTATTATTGATGATATAGAATTAAGTAGAACATATGATAAAGCTATCTTAAAATATAGATTTTTAGAGGAAATTACATATTATGAAAAAAAAAGAGATGAAACAAAAAGATATTATAATACATTCCGTTTTATAGTTACAACCGGAAGCATACTTTTACCAGCTGTCCTTTCAATGGGACAAATGGACCCTGCGAAATTACCTAAAAATTTTGATATGATAAGTTATTGGTGTTCATGGACAATATCTTTACTTGTTACAGCGAGTAATGGTTTCTTACAATTATTTTCACTTGATAAAAATTATTTTAGTTACTCTATGGTTGTTGAACAATTAAAAACAGAAGGATGGCAATTTTTCGGTTTATCTGGTAAATATGAGGATTTTCATGATCATCAAACTGCTTATAAAACCTTTTCTAAATCCATTGAAAGCATAAAAAGAAAACAAATCGATCAAGAATTTTCAAATGGTAAAGGTGAGAATAAAAAGAAAAAGTTTGATTTTCAAGGTGAAATGAAAAAATTTACCGATGATCAAAATCCGAATCTTAAAATACAAGATAATGTAAAAAATGTCACAATTCCAATTATAACTGATGTACCGAAAGTAAATGAAATTCTTAAAAAAGAAGCATCTGAAATAGTTTCTGAAAAAATTAATAAAGAAGTTTTAGATTCAAATAATAAAAAAGATTAAATAAATAATATAAAGGATATTATATTATAATAATTAATATGACATCTTATGAATTAGTTATTGATTTATTTCAAACTTCATCTTTTAAAGAAGATTATGAAGTATATAAATCAAACAATAAAAAAATTATTAACGTTTTAGTTGATTTCTTAGATTCAATTGAAACTAATAAAAAATATTATCGTATAGGTGTTCAAAAGAATAAGAAATATAGAAAGAAACAAAATGAAGATACAGAATATCTAAAAAATATAAATAGTCTTGTTAATAAAATAACGGAAAATAATTTCCTTGTTATTAAAACAGAAATTATTAATCTTTTTCATAAAGAACATCTTATACCCTATATTATAGAAACTATTATAGAAAAGTCAATTCTTCATCATAGATATGTCCATTTATACGTATCTATTTTAAAAGATATTCAATGTAAAAATAAAATAAAAATTATATCTCAGATGTGTGATAAATATTATGATAATTTCTTTAATAAATTCACTGTTTCCGGAAAAACATATGAAGATCTATGTAAAAAGAATAAAAATATCGATAATATCATTGGATTTTCAATTTTAATTACACATCTAGAAAAAGAAAACATACTATCAAATTATGTTGAAAAAGTTTTAGATCCGTTTATGGAAAAAATTGATAAAACAAGCGATGAAGAACTATATAAAATGTTAACTTCGTTTTATAATATTTCTGAACTTTATTATGAAGAAATACCCGAAAAATATAAAGAAAAGTTAATATTATTAAAAGGAACTAAGGGATCAAAAATAAAATTTAAGATAATGGATATTCTTAGAGAATAAATATTTAAATACTATTATATAATTAACTATAAAATGGAGGGGGACAATAATACATCAAATAATTACACAATTGAAGTAGATGTTCCATATTTAAATAGTGTTTTAGGATTATATAATACTCATATAAACAATCCAACACCTTTTCTAAATGAAAATAATAATTATTGTAATTTAACTAATCCATCAAACTTATTTAGTGATATGGAACCCTTATATATATCAGAAATAAAAGAAATAAAGAAAAGTGTTATTGACCTTATTTACAAACGGAGTAGTTTTGAAGAAGAAGATTATGATAGAGAAAAATATCAAAACTCAGAAATAGATGAATTATATCAAAAAGTTAAAGATTTCAAT